ATAAATATATCAGGGACCATCAACCCGTTGAGGATTGAAATGAGTAAATATAATTTTAAGAAGGCCCCTTATAGTATTACTTTACATGTAATGTCCGAAGATGGGATTCCTGTTAGCGGAGCTAGGATACTTGTTAATTGTCTAGATTCTGTTTCATTTTATAGTGGTGTTACAGATTTAAGTGGCATCTTTATGGTTACAGAAGTAGATCCTAAAATTAAATCTGCAACTGTAACTGTTAAAGCTGATGGATATTATTTCTTATTAACTGATATTAATTTATCTAAGAATCCAGATGCTATTATGTTACCTTTATTACAGCGTCAGCGCCGGTAGGCGCGTTTCTCGGTTTTCACTAAGCTCCGCGCGAAGCGCAAACAGCAACAACGCCACGCGCGAGCGAAGCGAGCAGGTGCAACCAAACAGCGAGCGTAGCGAGCGTGGGAGTTAGACTCACGCTGGAAGATGCTAGATTTAAATACAAATTACCCGGCCCGAGCCAGCGACGGTACCACCCTAATAGCCCGCTCTGATGCCGCATGGAGCTACACTAATGACTGAGAAACGTAAAGGATATTTAATCTTCTTAGCAGCTTTAGGAGTCATGCTAGGACTTATTAGCGGGAATATCGCTAAGCTTCAGTCCTGGGATGAAGTACTTCAGCCCCAGTTTGTTGCTTCTGTATTTGTTCATTTATCTGCTGTAATTGCAGCTTTCGTAGGTGGTAAGTTAGTCCCAAACAAGTGAGGATAAAATGAAGTGGATTGAAGTGTTAAGGATTCTTGGTCCGGCTGTTTTGAGTGTTGTTCCTGGTGCTCAGCCTTTCATTCCTTTAGTTATTGCAGGTATGACTCTAGCTGAAGAAACTGGTAAGGGTGGGAAAGAGAAGAAGGAAATTGCATTAGAGGCTGTTGTTCTTGGGGCGCAGACTGCTAATACAATTGCAAAGCGTGAAGTTGTTAATGCAGTTGAGGCTGAGCGTACTGCATTAGATACAATTGATGCTATTGTTAGTATTGTGAATATTGCAAAGAAGGCTACTGATAAGCCTGAGGTAAATTAGTAATGATTGAAGTTCAGTCTGTAGTTCAGAAGGAGTTTAATCCTACCCGAAAGCAGACTGACTTTATTCAAATTCCTTTCTCTGTTAAGGAAGCTTTATACGGAGGAGCGGCAGGAGCAGGTAAAACAGAGCTTATTGTTTGGTTGCCATTGATTTATCAGTTCTATGAGCATCCACTCTATAAGGGAATTATCCTCCGCCGCTCTAAGACTCAGTTAGATACAGAGTTAATTTCTCGATCTAAGGAAATTTATCCTTCTCTTGGTGCAGTATTTAACGAGCAGAAGAAAGTTTGGACATTTCCTAGTGGTGCTAAGCAATTCTTTGGTGGTGCCGATAAAGAAGATGACATTCGTAAGTTTGACTCTGACCAGTATAATTTAATTAGTTACGATGAAGCAACCCACTTTACCGAATTCCAGTATTCATATCTCGCAATGTCGCGTTGTCGTTCGAGAACAGCCGACTTGCCAGCTATTATTCGTAGCGGAACTAATCCCGGTAATGTGGGGCATGCCTATTTCAAACAGAGGTTTGTTAAGCCAGACAAAAATGGATATAAACTCTTAGTTGATTCTAAGACTGGATTAAAGAGAATCTTTATTCCAGCAAAGATTAATGATAATGAACATTTATTAAAAGCTAATCCTGAATATGTGCAGCAGTTAATGTCGCTGCCGGAAGCTGAGAAGAAAGCTAAGCTTTACGGGGATTGGGATACATATGAAGGTCAGGTCTTTAAAGAGTTTAGGCTTGAACCCTTATCTGATGAGCCTGATAATGCTCGTCATGTTATTGATCCTTTCCTTATACCTGATTGGTGGCCGAAATTTATTGCTATCGATTGGGGATACGCTGCTTATACATGTATTTATTGGGCTGCTTTATCTCCATCAGGCCGTGTATTTATTTATCGAGAGTATGCAGAGCGTAATAAGCAAACTGTTGATTGGATTGCTGATTTAGTCAGAGAGACACCTGACAATGAAAAATCGAATATTCGACGTATTCGTATTTGTCATTCTGCTAATCAACATCGTGGTGAGCCTTTTACTATTATCGAGCAGTTGCAAAAGAAATTACGGCAACAAGATTACAAATGCCCAATCGAGCTTGGAGAAAAGAATCGATTAAATGGCAAGATGTTAATCCACGAGTTCTTGAGGTGGATGCCAAAAGAGAATGCAGCTAAAGTTTATAGTGGTGAATATAATGAGGAATTTGCACAAGAAGTATTTAGGATGCACGGCAGTAAGGCGTATGAACAGTATTTAAATTTATTTACTGTTAATAAAGTAGAGGATAATATTCCAAAGCTTCAAATCTTTAATAATTGTCAGTTATTACCAGAAGCGATCTCATCTTGTGTATATGAAGATTCTCCAGAAGAAGGTAAGAAAGCTGAAGATGTAAAAGAATTTGATGGTGATGACCCATATGATACATTACGTATCTTGTTAGCTTGTATTAAAGACCATGAAGTATTGAATGCTAAGGAGTTAGAGAGTGTTCATCAAACTGAAGAAGCTATTAAGCAGATGGCGAATGGAGATGCAACATCGTTCTATCGCCGTATGGAACATATTGAATCGAAAAAGAAACAAGAAAAAGGTTTTCCTGTTAGACGAAGAAGTTTTTCACGAATTGGTGGCAGAATGCGAAGGATGTAAATCTAAGGATGTATTTATTGATTATCTAATTAATGAGAAAGATAAATTACAGGCTCAGTTAGATAAGTATCAAGAGCCACAGCAACAGATGGAAAGACATTTTAATAATGTTAAAGAATTAAGTTTAGGTTATAAGTCAGTTCGGCAGAGGATTCGTTCTGCTATTTTAGCACAGAAGGCTAAGCTGGAAGTTAATCCTGAAGAAGATAAGTACGAGAAGGTAGAAGTAAATGATTCCACAAACTGATACTGAAGTACTTAATCAGGAAGAAATTCCTTTACAGCCCACTGCTGTTAAAGAGGAATGGAAGTCTTTCTTTAAGGATTTACTCTCTAAGTGTGAGTTAGAGGATCAGTCTGTTCATAATGAATGGATTCGTAAGTGTCGTAAGTTAGAACTCTACTTTAATAATTTAGTTGATTTATTCTGGGATGAGTCGGCTGAATCCTGGGTCGTTCCTAATTGGGATGAGTTAGAAGCAGAAGGAGAAGTTCCTCCTCGTATTATTAATATTTATCGTCCTCATGCTGAATCAATTGTTGCCGCATTAAGCGTTCAGGTTCCTAGTACTTTATTATTTCCTGAAGATGCAGATAATCCGGATGATATTGATACTGCGGAGAACCTCTCGAATTTAGCTAAAATTGTTCAGAAGCATAATAACGGGCAATTACTTTTTATTAAGCTTCTAACAATTTTATTTAATCAGGGAACAGTCTTTGCCTATAACTATTTCAAGCGTGATAAATCTTATGGTTATTTTACTTCTTTCACTAGGGATGTCGTAAGTATTCCGATTAAGTCTCTATTCTGTGCCTCTTGTGCGGCTCCATTAGGCGATGTGAGGCCCGATGAGCCCTTAGCCGAGGTTCAGTGCCCCGAGTGTGGAGCTATCGGAACTCCAGAAGAAGTTGCAAGTTCTTATCCTGAAGAAATTGAAAGGGAAGAAAAGAAATTAAAGGGTCGAGGTAACATTGATTTATTTGGTCCTATCAATGTAAAGACTTCTTACTCTGCTAGAATTCAGGAGCATGTTGGGTATTTAATTCTTAAGTTTGACCAGTCGGTTGCATTACTTCGTTCAGTATTTTGTAATCCTGGACCTAATGGTGAGCCTCCTTTATTAGAGACTATTGAACCTAGAACTGCTGATAATACTTATGATTCGTGGGTAAGATATCCTTCTATTTACTTAGGGAATCAGCCCGAGAATACAGCCATTGTTAAGTGTGTTTGGTATCGTAATTGGCAGTTCGAATTACTTAGGTCTGAATCTAATCTTGAATTAATTAATCAGCTCCGAACTCAGTTTCCTAATGGTTGTTATGTTATTTATGTGAATGATGAACCTGCCGAAATTATGGCAGAGGATTTAGATGAGCATTGGACTATTTCTTATGATCCCCGTTCACAGGCTTTACATGGAGAACCTTTAGGAACTAATCTTGCTAAGGTTCAAGATATTTCTGCTGAGATTAATGAATTAGAACTTCAGCATCTTGAGCATGGGATTGCTGAACTCTTTATTGCCTCGGATGCTATTGATTGGGATAAGTATTCAAGTGTTCAAGCAAGACCAGGCCAGAGAGTTCCCACATTTAAAGAGGCTGGTAAGAGTATTGGGGAGAATTTCTTTGAGACTCGAACAGCTACACTTTCACCTGAATTAGCGCAGATTTCACAGAAGTATGATAACTTGGGTGAATTTGTCACGGGAGACTTCCCTACAGTTTACGGCGGCCAAGTTGCAGGGAGTTCCACTGCTACTGAATACACTAAATCCCAGTCAGCAGCATTACAGAGACTCGGAACAATCTGGAAAATTGCTGCACATTTCTGGTCACAGGTTATCTATAAGTCAACTAAAGAATACGCCTCATTCTTAGAATATGAGGAGAAATTAGTTGAACGAGATAGTAATGGATTCTCTAATACTGTTGTAGATCCTAATCGTTTAACTGGCAATATTGGTCGGGTTGAACCTGAATTCTCTGATCAGTTACCTGTCACTTGGCAGCAGATTAGGGACTTCTTCGTTAGCATTATGGAAATGAAGGATGAGAATATTATGGCTATGCTTTCTCATCCCGAAAATTTTGAGTTAGTTCGTAAGGCAATTGGAGTTAATGATCTCTTTATTCCAGGTTCGGGTGATAGGAATAAGCAGTATCGTGAGATTGGTCAGCTTTTACAGGCTGCTCCAATTGAACAGATGATGCCCGATCCCATGACTGGAATGCCAATTCCACAATTACAGCCTTCTGTAATGCCAGAGGAATTTGATAATCATCAAGTTGAAGCTGAAATTTGTCAGGTCTGGTTAGTTAGCTCTAAGGGACAAAGAGCTAAAGTAGAGAATCCAATGGGCTATCAGAATGTTGTGGCTCATTGGAAAGCTCATAATATGTTTGTAATGATGTCTCAACAAGCTGCTCAAGAAAGTTCACAAGAAGGGGAAGTTGAAAATGCCGGATGATGATCTGTCGATGGATATGCCCGAAGGTGTTTCTGATTTAGATGTTCTTAATCAGGGAGATGATAATGAAGAAGAAAATGAAGAAGGAGAAGAAGGGGAATCCGAAGATGAAGGATTATCCGAACGCAAAGTTTCTAAAGGGTCTAAGAAGTCAAAAGTAAATAGCGAAGAAAATGAAGAAGCTGATGAGGATGAAGAATCAGATGAAGATTCATCGGATGAAGATGAAGACTCTGAAGATGGCGATGAAGAAGAAGTAGAAGATGAGGATGATGAAGAAGATGAGGAAGTTGAAGAAACTGACCTCAATAAGGGATTAAAGAAGAAATTCCCTGAAATCTTTAAGACTTTCCCTCAGCTTCGAGAAATTATTAAGACTGAGGAAGCTTACTCTAAATTATTTGTTTCTCCTCAACATGCAGAAATTGCTGCTAATAAGTCTAATATTTTAGACCACATGGCAGCCGATATTGTATCAGGGGATGTCGATAAGACCCAGCGATTCCTTAAGGCTATTGAGAATAATAGTCCTGATGGATATAAGGATTTTGCCCATACAGTAATTACTGCTATCGGTAAGAAAGATCCAGAACTTTATGGTGAGATTTTAAGGGTTCCCATTAAGCGAGCATTACAGACTTTATATGCTGAAGGATTAAAGTTTAAGAATAAGAATATGGCAGCTTCTGCTATTTATGCTCATGAATATTTCTTTGGTAATCAGGATATTAAGGGTGAATTAGAAGAACGAAAGAAGCCCGAGAAGTCTAAAGAGCAAGAAGCATGGGAAAGGGAAAAGCAACAGATTCAAACTCAGGCAGCAAGGGAGTTTGATTCTTCCGTTTCTGATGCTGTTTCTCACTCTTTACGAAATGCAATCCGTCGCCAGTTAGAAGGTTACGAGATTGATAGTTATAAACTGCGAAATATCATTCGTGATATTAGTAGTGAAGTTGACGAGCTTTTGGGTCAAGATAAGCGACATCTCTCAGGGATGGATGCTTTATTTGCGAAAGCCCGAAGTTCAAAGTTTAGTGAGCAATCAAAGTCTGAAATCATTCGTGCTTATCTGACTAGGGCAAGATTATCTTTACCTGCTGTCAGAAATAAAGTTTTAAAAGAAGCCGGTATTAAAGTAAAGTCTGAGAAGAAAGAAAACCGTCGTATTGTTCCGGCAGGCTTAGGCGGTGGTAAAGGTGGAGAGATTGATTTCTCCAGGGTAGATAAATCCAGAACCTCGGATGCTGATATTTTATCAGGTGATCCGAAACGCATTAAGTATCTTAAGTAAGGAGCAGTATGGCTGTCAATAGCAACTATGTACTTGGTACAGAGATGGAGAAGGTTCGTAAGAAGCTTCCCATGCTGTATGAGTTAGATCAGGCTAAGTTCTTTAGCTCTGTTGAAAAGAAGGATACTGAGGTTATCTCTGAACGAGATATGCGTATTCCTCTTGCAATGAGTCCGGGTGGTTACTTTGGTTACTACGATCCGGATGGCGGAGATTTAGGTATTGGTGATGGTAACAAGTGGGATAAGGCTGTTATCAACACTAATCACTTTAAGCACGCTATTCAGTGGAATACTAAAGCTCAGTGGGGAACTGATGATAGCCGTAAGGCTGTTATTAATGTTTTCAAGGAGCTGATGGCTAAGGCAATGCCTGAGTTCCGTCGTCAGACTGAATCTCAGTGCATGACTAATGGTACTGGTGTTTTAGCTACCGTTACAACTCTTAGCACTACTACTCTTACGAATGATACCATTGCCTGCACGACTGATGGCTTTGGTGTTAAGTTACTTCGTAAGGGTCAGCGTGTTCAGATTTATGATAGCACGCTTGCTACTAATCGTACTGCTTCTGGTCCGGTAAAGATCATTGGTTATGATCTCGTTAACAAGACTATCCAAGTGGATGCGACTGTTAGCGGTATTACTGCTGGTGATTATATCCTTCCGGAAGGTTTAGTTGGAGCGAATCCGACTGCATTGTATGGTATTCCTTATCATGTCTCGAATTCTACTTCGGGTTCATGGTTAAGCTTTACCCGTTCGACTACGCCGGAAGTTCTGGCTAATCGAGTTAATGCTGGCGGTTCTACTTTAGCTCCTTCGTTTGCCCGTCGTGCTATTAATGCGATTGGTGATCGAATTGGAATGGATAACAAGACTCCTCTTACTGCTTGGATGCATCCTTGTCAGGTGCAGGCTTATGAAGCTTTAGGTCAGCTTGTTTCCGTTATCCATAAGCAGGCTAAAGAAGAAGGTCTTGATTTGTTCTTCAACGAGAATATGCGTCTCGCTGGAGCGCCTATTAAGCCTTCGTATATGTGGGATAAGAAGCGCATTGACTTCTTGACCAGTAATCATTGGGGTCGTGCAGAGATGCATCCCATTGGTTTCTACGAAGTTGAAGGTCGAAAGATCTTTGAAATTCGTGGAGCTAGTGGTGGTGTTGTCACATCGCAGGTATTCTACATTGTTGCATCGTGGAACCTGTTTTGTGATTGTCCTCCTGCTCAGTCTTACATTGATAACCTGGCTGTTCCCACTGGTTATTAATAAGGGGGATTAATGGCAACCAAACAGGAATACTTAACTGCACTTCAGAATGCTAGTGATCCAGTTACAGGATTTCGAGCACCTACTGTAGCATCAGCTACTTCTATTGATTTATCAGCTCTCGATCCTTTCGGGATTGTTAAAATCAGTGGAACTACTGATATTGCTAATATCAAACCTCCCTTTGAGGGATTTCAGGGTAAGATTGATTTCTTATTCCCTGATGCTACGCCTCCTGATTTTGTTTCAGGTGGTTCACCCGCTGCTGGATACTATGGAATTGCTTTAACTAAGTCGATGGCTCGATATGAAGTTGTCAGCCTTCGCTTAATTGGCACTCTTTGGTATCCTGCAATGACGTAAGTTAGAGTTTGGGTGGGTGGGTTATAATAAACTCACCCACTCAAAATTAAAACTATGGATATTAAAAAGTTAAATAATAAACTTATCCGAATCTATGGTCACTGTAATATTACGGATAAGCCAAAGTATCGAGTAGTCCGATCGGAAGATCAGAATGAAAAGCGAACTGGGGATTATAATACCTTTTATGGTGATATATTCCTCCGTAGGGAGAGAGGTACTCGATTAATTAAGAAGTATTGGTATCTTCCTCCTTGTTGGATTTTAGAGAGGGTTGAACCTAATCTTGATAGGACAAATTTGATCGCAGAAAAATTTACATATGAACCTCTCTTTCCATTTTTAGACCCTGATAATAAACCTGTTCCATTAAATTGGAGAGCTATTGAGCTTCTTTTAAATACTTTACAAAATGCTGAACGTAAAGTTAGGTCGGAAGAAGAAGATAGACTGTTAGAAGAAAAGCGAATGAAGTCAGAGGAAGAAAGAGTGTATGGTATCCTTGATGCACCTGACCCGATTAAGGAATTGCCAACCTTTAAATCTTCTTCTTTATTAAATGATACTAAGAACTGGAAGAAAACTGGAAGTCTCTACGTTCCCCAAAGTTAGGAGTAAAGTCAATGGAATACGCTACGATTGTTTCAATTTTTCCTTTTGATACAGAGGAGAAAAAGCCTGGATTAGCTAATGGAAATTTCTTTATTTCAGGAGCTAAAGAAGATGATTTCGTTGTTTATCATGTGCGTGATTCTTTCTTTACTATGAGAATTCCTGCAACAGATAATCATGTTAATGTTCCTATTTATGCTCGTGTTCTTGCTAAATCTATTGTTGATGATTTTGCTGGTTCTCATGTTGCATCAGATACAGAAGCCCGACCTGGAATGTTTTGGGTTCCTGGTAAGTTAGATAAACTTCAGGTTCTTTCTCAGTATAAGGACAAGTTAGAAGCTGCCAAAATTAGCCAACGTGGTTGGTTTCTTAATCTTGTTAAACTTGCAGATGATGATTGGAATCAGTACCATCAACAGGGATTAATTAGTGAGCAGCAGCGTTATGCAGCTAGAGCATTAAAGTATGATGCTCCTTGGTTAGTTAAGTATGATAATGTTTCTGGAACAAAGGATTGTCCGGTTTGTTATACTAAGATTGATCAGCGGGCAGCTAAGTGTCCTCAGTGTTTAGCTATTCTTGATCAAGCAATTGTTGATAGATACTCAATTCCTAATACTCCCCAGATTCCTGATAATATCGAGAAGCTGGTAGAGGAAGTAACTAAAAAGGGTAAGTAAATGGCAGTACTCGCTTCTGCTGTAATGGATAGTGTTCGGGCAATTTTAAATGATGTGGCAATTGATTTGTATTCTAATACAATTCAGTTACCTTATCTTTCTCTTGCTAATGATGACTTATCTGATGAATTAGTAGATCATGGTTCTACTGTTCAAAAGGAAGTTAGTGCGGATATTGCTGTTGCAGCAGGAGCGGTAACTGTTACTCTACCGGCAGATATCATTGTTCCTATCGCATTATTTGAAAAGAATAATGGTGAAAATGATGATAAATTCCGAGAGATGAAGCAGAGATTATTCGTTCCAAACATTGCTCAAGGAAGTGAGTTAGTTTTCTGGGACTGGAGAGAGCAAGCTATTAATTTAGTTGGAGCGACTATTGACAAGGAGGTTAGACTGCGCTATACTAGAATCCTAGCTGCCCTGTCTGGAGCTAACTCTCCTTTAGAGTTAACACATGCTAAGAGTTATTTAGCATACCATACAGCCGCTCTGTTAGCCCTCCACGTTGCACAAAATCAGACTGTTGCCGCTATTCTTGAGCAGCAAGCTGATAAAAAGTTATCCAAGTTACTCAAACGAGAAGTTAAACAGAATCAGGGCAATCCTGTTCGTAGGAGACCCTTTCGTATTCGTTAACTCTGGTGGATTTTCCACTGTCCTAAAAAGGATGGAGTTGTTATGATTCCGATGCCAAGCATGTGGGCAGCCTTTAAAGATGCTGCTGACAATCACGTTTTTAATCTTGTAGGTGAAGGTTTTCCAAAATCTGGAACATCTGGGACTGGTATTAATGCTGCTGGATTTGGTTCCATTTATACAGATTTAAATACTGGAGTTCGATTTATTAATGAGGGGGATGCAGTTACACCATACTGGACTCCTCTTGATATGGAATCTAGTGGATTACTTCGCTGGAAAAGCCGATTTAAGGATGGCGTAGGTAAAGCTGTTGCCGATACTGCCGCAGTTGCAGTTCTTTCTAGTTCAGGTCTTAGGGTATTCGGACAGGGAATTGCTGAAACTGATAGTGGTTTAGTTGCGACTACTCCGGAAGGTGGTCCAATTGCTACTATTACCACCACTGATGAAGCTGCACATTTAGCTGCTGTTAGTGTTGGTACTACTGCTTCGGTTCCTTTCCAGCCTAATACTAATGGCTTAATGGTTCTTGATACCATTCTTGCCATGAGTTCGGCTATTACTGAGCGAGCTTTATTTGTTGGCTTTCTTGGAACATTAGCTGATGCATTAGACCCGGCTGTTACTGGTTCTACTACCACGATTACGTTAGTTCAGGATGACCTTGCTGGTCTTTATTTTGATTCTGGATTAACTGATGCTGATAGGCTTTATGCTCCCTCTAATAAGGGTAATGCTGCGGCTTCTCAGACTACTGCATCTTGTGATACTGAAACTGATTTCCCTGCTGCTGGAACTTATGTTCGTTTACGAGTTCAGATTGATGAAACTGGTAAGATGACCTGTTTCGTTAATAAGGCGCAGGTGTTTGAGTTAGAAGATGCATTAGATGTTGATGAGGAAATTGGTCCGGTAGTCTATGTGGAATCAAATGCTGCGGCAGTTAAGACTATGCTGATGAAGTATTTTGATTTCTGGACTGGTGCAATCAACAGCTAGTAGGTGAAGGGTAAAGGAATATGCCTCAGCAGGAGGAATCATTTTTCCAGAGGGGATTAAGGGGGTTAGGCTTTCAGCTTCCCCAAAGGATAAATCCTAATGAGCGTGTTCCTTTACCAAATACACCTTTATCTGAGACTAATCCCTGGATAGATAAGGTTATAAGGGTTGGCAGAGGTTTATTAGGTTTAACTGATGAAAGAGGTTTATATGGTTCTGATCCAAATGTAGATAATTGGCAAGCTATTCCTGAGGCTATTAGTGGACTTTCCCCTTTAGCTGGAGGATTAAAAGGATTAGGAGCAGGCGCAGGAGCAGTCGCAGGAGCTTTAGGTAGGGTTGATTTACCCCAGTTAAGAGATTTAATTCATATAGCTAAGAAAAAGCTCCCTGACAATATTAGGTCATTGGGTCAGCGTTGGTGGTCTGTTGATGCAGATAGGCTTGCTAGAGAAGATTATATCCAGTCGATGCTGGATAAACCTGAATATATTCAAGATGTAAGAGATACTCTTAGACCAGCATTTGAGGATACAGAATTTCCTGTATTAAGAGGGATTAGCTCTAGAGGACAAACTGCCTCTGGTACATTACCAGGTGGGGATATTCCAACACGAGCGGCTGCCAGAGGATTTACCCCTGATGCCAATATTGCTGAGGGTTTTCATGGTGGAAATCTTTGGACTGGTGAAGCCTCTTTAGATGATATTATTGCTATTGGCAATTCTAGAGAGACAGAATTAATGATGGACCCTAGGAGTCTTAAGGGACTGAAATTCACTCCTGGGTACACTTTTGGTGAGACACAGATTAATAAGATTAGAAATTTCTATGTTAATAAATTGAAGGGTTTAAAGAGCTTAGAGGAATTACCAATTCCTGATTTAAGTCCTGAACATTTACGGAGCCAATATTCAATACTCCATGCGGCGACATCTAAGTCTCCTCAGGATCTTAATATTGATAGTGATATGTGGGGTGGGTATAAGAGTAAGTCTATTATTGATAACCCTAATCCAATGAAGCCTAAGGGTTATTATAATATGTCTAATGGACCTCTTACCAATACCCAAAATCCAGCAATTGATTTGTCTGAAGCGGATATTTCTTCTTCAGATGAATTAGA